TAGAAATATTAAACATGAAAGCAGGAGATCATAACTTTGTAGGTGAATATAATTTTGGTAATGTAAAAACTAGTACAGATGGTGCTATCAAAGGTAAAGCAGATCAAGTTATTCAAAAACACTCTATTGCTGTGACTATGAATAAGTATTTTAAAGGTACAACAAAAGATGACAAAGTACCATATAATTATAGTGCTTTAGCAACACATGTTGCAATCAATTATTTTATTAGTAAGTTTGACAATGCTCAAGAATATGAGGCATTTTTAACTTCAATCTTTAGAGATCACATTGGTGTTAAAGATAGAGTTAGTTTTCAAAAGACTACATGGTCGTCAGCAGACTTTAAAGAGGGAAATTCTAGATTTACTTTTTATGCTACGTCACATGACTATTTAAGAATAGCAAAACAAATTATAGAAGATTATAACTCTGATAGTTGTATTGGTGATTATTTAAGAACTTTATACGATAACAGAATTACTAAAAATAGTAAAACAGGTTTTGAGTTAAAACAGATGGAATCTTACACTAAAGAATATGGTGGTCAATTTCATATGACGCCTGTTGGAATAGATAAGAGTAGAGTAGTATGGTCTATGGGTGGTCATGCTGGTCAACAGATTGTAATGGACATGGACACAGGTAATATTATTGTAGTTAACTCTGTAGATCAACACTACAATTGGAAAAAGATTGTATATGATGTAATGAAGAAAGGTCTAGGAGTTAAGTAATTGACAGCGGCCGACGGATTTGGATTATTGTTAACTGGTATTGTTGTGATGACGATAGGGTTAACAATAATTTGGTACGTTTTAAACAACAAGGATAAAGAAGATGACGAATGATGGATTATGGAAAGATATGAAAGAAATAGCAAATTTAAAAAAGACGATAGTAAAATTGAGAAATAAAAAAGAAGTTAAACAAGAAGTTAAATCAGAAAAAGTGTTAAACAAAATAACACCTTTACATGATTTTTCATGGTACTTAAAATGGTTGAGTTGTATATTGATATTATCAGCAGTGTGTTTCAGAGCCAGTGGTGGTGCGTTTCATATGTTTGATTTATATTTCAGTTTTGCAGGTACATTGGGTTGGTTATGGGTAGGAATATTATGGCACGACAGAGCTCTAATGGTACTGAACACAAGTTTAGCAATGGTATTAATGATAGGAATTTTAAAATCTTATGTCTAGTGTATTTGTAATAGGTAATGGCGAAAGTCGTAAGAATTATAATTTAAATAATCTAAAAGAAAAAGGTAGGACATATGGTTGTAATGCCTTGTATAGAGATTTTACACCAGATGTTTTAGTTGCAGTTGATCAAGGTATATGCCATGAAATATACAATAGTGGTTATTGCCAAAACAATGAAACATATTTAAGAGGTTGGACAAGATTACCAGCACCAATATATGAGTCTGTTATAAATGCAGGCGCCTCAATAACTGCTGAAGAAATGGCTGTAGTTAAAGAAAACAAATTGATTAACTCAAATGAGAGAGGTGATTGCCAAGAGTTTGTAATGCATGGGTCTAATATATCAGGTGCAGTTAAGATATTAAAAGAGAACAAAGACATAGAGTCTAAAAATGTAAATCATACTGCTGTAGATGTTAGTTGGTGCTCAATAGATAGTAAAGAACAATCTATAGACGATGTAATGAAACCAAGAGATTGGGGATTTTCTGCTGGCGCTACTGCTGGTGCAATTGCTATATTAAAAGAAAAACAACCAAAGGCAGAGAAACCAGATGAGAAGATCAGTTTAGAACTATTTTTAATTGGCCAAGATATGGCTAGTAATGATGACAAGATAAACAATCTATACAAAGATACCAAATACTATGGTCTAAAAGAACAACAACAAGTACCAGTAGATAATTGGATCAATCAATGGAAATCATTAATGGTTAACAATCCAGATGTGACGTTTTATAAAGTCAATCCAGAGGCTGATACTGGCAGTGATAATATTAGTAAACCAATTAAAGAGTGGGAAGGCCTTAAAAACGTCTTCTATATTGACTATCCTACTATGGAAACACTAGTAAGCTAAAGGAGCATTGACAATATAGTCAGTTTGTGTTATATTAGGTGTTATGAGTATAAAAATGTTGAATAGTCTTATGAAAAGTAATAAAACTAAAACTATTAAAATTAACAACTATGTCAGATATTGGGATAGAAGTGAAACTAATGGACACAATATAGAAATTTTGAAAACCGATGGAAGTTTATTGAAGATTGAAATGAGGTGGCCAAAGGGTGAGAATAGATTAGTTAAGCCAGGTAGAGCACATAAAAGATTAAAATCTGGTAAATACATTTAAAACACTTATAAATAATAATGATCCCGATAATATAGGGAACACAAATATAATAATACAATTAATACAAAGGAGAAAATAATATGGATTTTGAAGCATTAAAATCATCTTCAAGTGGCTTTGACAAATTAACTAAAGCTCTTGAATCGAACCTCAATCCAGAGGATCAATCAAACAAAAACAAATATCAAGACGAGAGAATTTGGAAACCTGAACTAGATAAAACTGGTAATGGTTATGCAGTAATCAGATTTCTACCTGCCAAAGAGGGAGAAGATTTACCTTGGCAGAGAGTTTGGTCTCATGCTTTCCAAGATAAAGGCGGCTGGTATATTGAGAACTCATTAACAACATTAAGTCAAAAGGATCCTGTGTCCGAAGAAAACACAAGATTGTGGAATACTGGTGTTGATAGTGATAAAGATATTGCTAGAAAGAGAAAAAGAAAACTTTCTTATTACTCAAATATTCTAGTGATGTCAGACCCAAAACATCCAGAGCATGAAGGCAAGGTGTTCTTATTCAAATTTGGTAAAAAGATTTTTGATAAGATTACTGAAGCTATGCAACCGGCTTTTGAAGACGAAAGTCCAATTAACCCATTTGATTTTTGGAAAGGTGCAAACTTTAAACTAAAAATCAGAAAAGTAGATGGTTATTGGAACTACGATAAGTCTGAATTTGAGGCAGTGACGCCAGTTGCTGATAGTGATGACAAGATCAAAGCGATCTGGTTAAAACAATATCCTCTTAAACCATTCTTAGCACCTGACAATTTTAAGTCCTATGATGAACTCAAAGAGAAACTGAATAGGGTAATTTCAGGTACAAGAAGCACTAAAACTGCTGATAGTGATGAGCTCCCGCCAGCACAAACAGCACCTAGTGTAAAAAGTACTGAAGCACCTAGTACTCCATCGGCTAGTGATGATGACGATACGTTATCTTACTTTAGTAAATTAGCTGAGGACGAAGCATAATCTAAACCATTCCCTCCGTTTAGAAATATACGTGTAAATACTTTAAAGGGCTACTAGCAATAGTAGCCCTTTTTTCGTTATAAATATACACATGGCAATAAGCATATTAGATACACTGGTTGATAAGCAAGACGGTGCTGTTAAATCAGCGTCTTGGTATAGAAAAGCAGTAGGTACTATTACATCCAGAATGACAGCAAGAAAACTAATGGGTCAAGGCAAATTAATTGGTAAACCTAGTGTTGGAAGATTAAATCTGTTTGTATATGACCCTAAATATAAACAGACATTACCGTACTATGACATATTTCCGTTAGTGTTGCCGTTAGAGCCAATCAAAGGTGGTTTTGCAGGTATTAATTTTCACTATTTGCCACCAAACCAGAGATTTACTCTATTGACACAATTAAGTAGATTTAGTGTACAAGGGTCAAAAATAAATAGTACAAATAGATTTGATGTCAGTTATAATAGAATTAAAAAGTTACCATTAACTAAAAATGCTATTAAGAAATATTTGTGGTCACATACTAGAAGTCAGTTTTTAAAAGTTGATTATGATGAAGCTGCTTTAGCAGTATATTTACCAATAGCACAATTTAAGAAAGGGAGACCATACTAATGGCGATATTAAGAGGCGGTAAAAGAATAGGCGGATACGATATTAGAATTGGTATACCGAGAGATAGATCACTTGACAACGTGACAGGTGATAAAAGATTAAAACGTACACAAGGTGGTAATCCTGAATCTACAACAGGTAGAGTATTGGCGATGGTCAATGAGGCCGAAGGCTTTGCTCGTAAGGCAAGATTTTATGTTGAGTTTATGTTACCTAAATCTTTAGGTGGTGGTCCTGATGGTTCAGCAGGTTCAGTATCTTCAACAATGACAGATGAAACTTATGATTCATTTTATACACAATCAGATATGAATCAAGTACATATAGCAAATGGTAAACGTGTTCAAGCATTTTGTAGTGCTATTGAAATGCCTGATAGAGAAATAGTTACCAAAGAAGTTAGACATGGTAATACACCAGCTAGACATGTTGCTATTGATTTTAAATCTTCAGAGATTACAGCAACGTTTTATGCAGACAAATTTATGAGAGAAAGATCATATTTTGAAATGTGGCAAAGTGCCGCTTTCAGTACAAAATCTTTCAATATGAACTATTACAAAAATTACGTGACAGATATGAGAATATACCAATTAGGTCAATTTGCGTCAAGACAAGAGAGAGACGATATAACCTATGGTGTACAATTGTTTGATTGTTTACCTACAAGTATAAGTAAGGTAGATTATTCGCATGATGAGAATACAGTACAAACATTTTCAGTCACATTTAAATTCATGTATTGGATTAATTTCTTTTTAGATAAACAAGGCAATATTGAACTTGGTCAATCTAAATTTGGAAAACCGACAGTGAAACAACAATCTGGTTTATTAGGAGGTTTACTTGGTAAACTACCACCAGAATTGAGACGAGCAGGTAGAGACGTGTTGAACAATTTGAGACGTAGAGTACCGTTAGGTAAAATTACCGGCGGTAGAGCGTTCCCACCGTTCAAACTACCACCATTAAATTTATAATTAAGGAGATAATATTATGGCATTACCGATAATAAAGACACCGACATATGAATTGACATTACCTTCCCAAGAATTAAAAGTGAAGTTTAGACCTTTTCTTGTTAAAGAAGAAAAGATAATGTTAATAGCTCTTGAGTCAGGTGAAGAAAAAGAAATAACAGAGGCAACTAAAAAAGTTTTAGGTGCATGTACATTTAACAAAGTAGATATAGCTAATTTACCAACGTTTGACATAGAATATATGTTTTTACAAATAAGAGCAAAGTCAATTGGTGAAATTTCTAAATTTAAAGTTATTTGTCCAGATGATAAGTCAACTTATGCAGAGGTTGAAATTGACCTATCAAAGATTGAGGTACAAGTAGATGATGAACATACGAACAAAGTAGTAATTGATGAACAAAGGCAATTGGGTGTTGTTCTCAAATATCCTACGATGGCAATGATAAACAGAGATAGTCTAAAAGACGCTGATTATGATACCGTATTTGATTTAATGTTAAGTTGTGTACATGAAATCTTTGAAGGAGAGAAAATCTATCCTGGAGTAGATACAACTAAAGAAGAAATGAAAGAGTTTTTTGAGAAATTAC